TATTTAAAAAACTTTATTGAGTCATGAGTTCATTTCAGAAAATTACAAGCGAGTGTTGTCAGGTAATTGCTACCGAAAAAAAGGATCAGAAAAAAGAGAGCTATGGAGATTGTGCAATTTGTATGGAAAAATTAGATTCCAGCAAAAATTTTGCGAGAACGAATTGTAAACATTCGTTTTGTTTGACATGTTTGATGCGGGCATTAAAGGCCAATAACACTTGTCCATTATGTAGACAGAATATTGAAGAGGAAAAACCAAAAACAAGTAAGAGTTTAGATTTTGAAGAAGTGATCGAATTAGCTAAAGATGAGATAGATATGTTTGCCTGGAGGGACCATTTGGATGCGATTATGCATTTTGATACTCCACAATCGTCACTAAAAAATATGTTAAAAGTGTTTAGTGTGGGACTAGTAAGAAGTATCATAAACTTCCAAAATGAAGAAGAGTGGGAACAGGAAGATGCGGATGAAGAAGAAGAAGAATGATTTTAAGAATTAAGATGTAGTATAGATGTTAGTTAAGACTTTTAAAATAATTAAATAGATTTTTTTTTATTTTTATAAAGTTTTATAGTTGTATCAATTTCTTCATATTTTTTTTTTACATCACTAGTTCCACATGGACCACAATGATCTACATTAGCATTATCAGCTAAAATACCCTTACCTTTTTCACATTCAACACCCCATCTACCTAAATTTAAAATTTGATTTTTATTTTTAAATAGATAGGAAGAAATGGGGAAATTATTTTTAAGAAATGATTTAAATTTTGAAATGGGCATAATTATAATATATGAGTATGCTTTTAAATTAAAATTGGAATTTGAAAATAACACAAAAAGATAAGTTTATGAAAAAAAATTGAAGTATTTTTTTACAAACAGATGTATCTTATAAATTAGAGAATCAAGTATCAAACTTTCAATATACAATGTCGTCAATTAAAAGAACCAATAACTTCAAGAAGAACACTTGCTTTTGTAAAGTGTGCTTCGATGCTGGAGAACCAGAGGAGAAATACAAGTCCCACTTTGTTCGAGACAAGGCTGGGCCAGGAGGTAAGGTAGTATGTCCTCGTCTTCTAGCGACTGAATGTCGTTATTGTAAGGAAGCAGGACATACAATTAAGTTTTGTGAAAAATTAAAAAATGTAGAAAAAATGCGTGAGCGTGAAGAACGGGAAAGAAAAAGAGACATGAAAATAGAGAAGACAAAGAAGCCAGTTGAATACAAGCCTAAGAATGTATTCGAAGCGTTTGCTGAGGATTCTGATGAAGAAGAAGAGGTTCCTGTGAAGTCACCAGAATTAACAGGATGGGCAGCTATAGCTGCTAAGCCTGCTTGTGTGCCAAAAGTCAAAAAAGAAGAGTTACCTAGAGGATGGAGTAGCTACGACAAGGAGGGATGCCAAGAAGCAGAAGCAGTAGCACCACTGAAAATTGAAGAACCAAGAAGAGTAAAAAGAATAATAAATTGGGCTGACGAGGACTCTTCGGATGAAGAGGAAGATGATTACGAGGACTGGTAGAGATAGATTTAAAGTAGACAATAGTTTTAATTAAAATATTAAATAAATTTATTTTTTTTTTTTATTCTAATGAATTTGTATAAATGCCTAGTAGTATAAAAAAGACAGCTCATAACAAAAGAAGTAAAACACAAAGGAAACGAAAAGGATTTAATGTAAAAAAAAAGTATGGAGAAACAATAAGAGATAAACAAATAGCAAGAAGAAAAGAAGAAAAAATGAATTTTCCATTAAGAGATAAAAAAATAGAACCGTCTGAGGAAATATTTAAAATAGCTGGAGAGGAATTTGATAAAATGTTAATTCGAAAAAATACACCTGTGTTGGCAAGATTATTTAGTAAAGATAATATGGAGATATTTGATAAATTACCAAAAGATCAGAAATCATATACACAATACCATGAACTACTAAAAAAGGAATTAGAAAAAACATCAAAAAGTAAATATGCTCCTAATCAAGATTATTATACATATACGAATTATGGATGGCTTAAAGAACAAACACAAATATTAAAGAAGGATCCGAAATACTATGTAGAAATAGATGATTTTAGAATGAAACAAGATGAGGTATACAGAGAATTAATAGGGAAATTAAAAGAATTTATAAAACAAGAGCCAAAAACAAAAAAAGCAAGAGGTGTAGAAGCAATTTATAAATGTATAATGAATAATACTAAAGAAAAAGCATATGAAGCAGTAAGAAAGATAAAAAATGATGTAGAAGATATAACTAATAATAAAACAGTAACAGATATGCTTGTATTTTTAAATAGAGATGAAGTAATGTCATGGCAATCACCGATAGTTTGGTATGTAATGCCAGACGAGAAAGATGTAAAGACTTATAGAAGTCATTTAAGTCCACCTCAATTAGGAATTTATGATTATTTTGTTTATATAGAAGATCCAAAGGATAGTCCAAAAACAAAACAATTCAAATCAACTTTTAAGAAAAAATATTTAGAATTTATTAGAAATGTTTTTAAAATATGTTTACCGAAGGAATATAAGGATTATGATCCTATAGATGTATGGAATGTAGAATGTCAGTTATTAGATGCGATGGGATGTATAAAAGTAAAGAAAGAAGATCCGAATTATTATAATGTATTAACTAAGAAACAAGTAGAAGAAGAGTATGGATTAAATTGGACAGAATTTTGTATAAAACAAGGTTATTCAAAAGATAAGATACCAAATAAAATAATCGTATCAAGTCTAAATTCATTAAAATGTATAATGGAATTAATGAAAGAAAAATGGACAACAAAAGAATGGAAAACATGGTATTTATTTATCAATTATAAACAATTAATAAGATTTGAATGGGATTGGAATGAAGTATATTTTGATTTTTATGGGAAATTTGTAACAGGTCAACCAGTAAGATTTCCAAAAGAATTATACCCAATATTTATGTTATCAGTAACTTATAATACATTATTAACAGAATTATATGTAAAAGAGAATTTTAATCCAATAAATACGGTTTATGTATATAATATAGTAAATGATTTGAAAGAGGTATTTATAAGAAAACTGAAAAGAAATACATGGTTGTCAGATTCAACAAGACGAGCAGCAATAAATAAATTAAAAAAGCTAGAAGTGGTAATAGGAACACCAGATTCTAAAACAGCACAAACAAAACACCAAGCATTACAACCAGATCCATTGTTGGATTATGTAGATGATAATCCATATCATAATTTAAAAATATTATCAAGTTGGAAAAGAAAAAGATTTATTGATTTAGAAGGGAAACATGTAATAGATATTCCAGAGGTAGATTGGAATGAGTTTAAATTAGTAGGAACGCAAGCATATATGGTAAACGCTTATTATAGACCAACAAGTAATTCTATATATGTGCCACAAGCTTTTTTACAGAAACCATTTTTGGATTTAGAGAATTATGGAATAGAATATAATTTAGCGTATATGGGATATACATTAGGTCATGAGTTAAGTCATAGTTTAGATGATATGGGAAGTAAGTTTGATGAAAATGGAAATATGAATAATTGGTGGACTGATATAGATAGAAAGAAATATCAAAAGAAAATAGATAATGTTGTAAAGCAATATGAAGAGGTGGCAGCTAAAGATGGAATAGAATTTGATGCTAGTACAGGTGTAGGAGAATCTTTAGCAGACATATCAGGATTAGCTTTAGCAGAAGAATATTTATTTATCCATCAGTTAATTAATAATCAAATACCGCTTGTAAAAGATTTATCATTAAAGCAATTTTATATATTTACTGCAATATCAGCACGACAACAGATATTTGATAAAGCAATACCAGCACAATTAAAACAGAATCCACATCCTTTAGAGAAATATAGATGTAATTGTCCATTGTCGCGTTTACAAATCTTTAGGGAATTATATAATGTAAAGAAAGGCGATGGGATGTGGTGGGAAAATACTGATACTATTTGGTAATTTAGGAAAAAAAAAGAATATTTAAGTGAGTTTATATTTTTTTGTTCCTATTATATATAATGGCCAACATGTCAAGAAGAAGATCCGCCTCAAGAGGTAAAAGTGCCCGCAGAGGAAAATCCGCTGCTGCTGGAGCTGCTGCTCGTAGAGCTAAATCAATGAAGAAGGCTGCCGCTAAGGGAGCCGCCAAGGCCGCCAAGGCCGCTGCTGCTGCTGCCAAGGCTGCTTCCAAGGCTGCCGGTCGTGCTGCTGGTGCTGCCCGTGGTGCTTCTGCTGCCAAGGCTGCTGGAGCCGCCGCTGCTGCTTCCAAAGCTGCTGGTCGTGCTGCCGCTATGGGACGCGCTGCTGGTGCTGCTGCCGGTGCTGCTGCCAGTGCCGCTGCTGCTGCAAGACGCGCATAAATTAATTTTTAATTAATAATATAATTGTTTAAAAATAAGTAATAAATTATATTATTGAAGTATGGATTTAAGTAGTAATTTATATACAAATTGGGAAGCATATAGATTATCTGATATGTTAAATGTTCCGATGGTAAGATATGGGAAAAGCATAAACAATAAATATGAAAATGAATACGAAAGGTATTTACATGAATATCCAAAATCAATAGTAAGTATTTATATATCAAAATTAAATATAGAAAACTGTACTCAGGAAGGAACAGAGTTAAAATTATTAGATAAAGTAATTGAAAATCATAATTTTAAACCTAATATTAATGATGAAATATATATACATTTGCGTTTAGGAGATGTAGTATTAGCTGATAATGATGTAAGATTTAAAAGGAAACTATCACCAAGAGAGATATGTATAAATGGGTTATTATTGAAATATGGAATTAATGAAATGTATTATTTTAATCCTTGGAGTCATTATTTTGAGAAACTAAAAAAGCTAGTAAAAAATGGAGCACCAAAAACAATAAAAATAGTAGGAGGATGTCATCGTAAAAATAAGGGAATAGAGGAATCAATAGAAATATTGAAATTATACAAAATTCAACTGGAGAAATATGGATTTAAAGTTGAATTTAAGGTAGGAGGAAATCCAGATGAAGATTTTATATTATTATCAAAAGCTAAATATTTTATAGAAGGTGGTGGAGGATATGGGAAATTAATAAAAAATTATCGCATTTTTAAAAAACTAGACCTTGAATAATATTCTAATAAAGAGTAATGTAATTAAAAATGTAATTTGACAAATATACATATTTTTAATTTTATTTGAGGACCAAGTATTTAAATTACAAAAAATATAATAAGGTCCGAACCAATCATTATTTTGCCATAAATATCTCTCAATTTTAGTTAAAATACATCCTCTAAATATATGATTAGAAATGAGTATTATAATCCATAAAAACAATGTAAAATAAAATAAATTAGAAATAGGATAAAAAAAGAGTATATAAATGCTTACTAACTGAAATAATAAATGTAAAATAAATACAATAAATCCATTTAATTTATTATTATTTGATATAAATTTTAATTTTTGTTCTACAAATAATAATAATGTCTTATTTTGCTGTTTGTTTATTTGATACATTTGTGAAATATATATATTTAATTTTGTTCATTTTTCTTTAAACATGAAAATAAACATTGAACTAATGTAATAGCATGTTTTTCAGCTTTATTAATATCAAGTTTACCTTTTGAAGCATCCACTACCAAATCAATAACATTATCTACATCATTTTCCAAAAATGTTATTAAACCTTCTTCATGTGGAACTTTAACAGATTCTAATTTAATAACTTGTATTAGAGCTTCTTTTACAATATCTTTTTGATCTTTTCCTTTTACCTTGGTTTTTTCAACTGTTTCCATACCAATAACTAATAATTTCATTAATAGTTGTTTATCAACTTGTTTATCTCCAATTTCACTTGTAATTTTTTCCTTAAGCATGTTTAATGCTTCTTGCTTAACTAAATCAACAAGTTTAACTTCTTCGGTAGAAATATTAATCTCTTCAGTAGTAGTTGCTGAATCTACAGAATTAGACATTATATATATTAAATTTATATTTGTTTTTTAAGCTTTAATTTAATTAATAAGATAATAGAAACCAAAATCCATATACTCCAAAAAAAATAATTTTGATCTGTATAGTCTTTATTAGGTCTATTTTTTAATTGAGAATTTTTATTTTCCCAGAAATTCATTCTTTCAATAAGCAAATAATTTTGATATGTTGGATAGAAAAACCAAATACCAATAAAAATAATTAATATTAATAAATAAATATTATTGTAATGTTTGGCTAAAAACATTCCTAACATAAAAAATATAGTATCGCCTATTGTGTTAAAATAGGAATCCTTTTTAAAACCATCATAAACATGTTTCCATTTTTCTTGGACTGTTTTATTTGTTAAAGTAACATATTCATATAAACCATGAATAATAAAACCCCATAAGTAATTGAAACCTAATAGATAAAAAACATAACCATATATAAAATGTGCAATAGTCCAAGGAGTAATAAATATATTTAATTCTTGTTTTACATTACCCAATTGAAAAGAACCATCAACTTCATAATTAGAAATAAACTTATACATATAATATTGATGTAATATAATTTTTAAAAAAATGTATAGTTTGTTCATCCTTTTTCATTCTTTTATAAAAACTAAAAGACGAATTTTCCATAGGAAGAACAAATTCAATAGATTCTCCAAAAGGATTGATTTTAATTTCCTCTAATTGTTCGAATTTTTTTCTCATTAAAATTTCATTTGTGTCTAGTTTTAAAAATTGCCATCCTTTTTCTTTCAAAGGCATAAGAATATTTTTACACTCATTATAAAACATTTCATTCATTCTTTACACGCTTATGATATATTGTAGTTAAAACTTTAAATAATTTTATTGATTATATTAGTTATAAAGTAATATAATAAATAAGCACCCGACGCAGGACTTGAACCTACAACCTTGAGATTAGAAGTCTCACGCGCTATCCGATTGCGCCAGCCGGGCCAAAAAATAAAATAATAAATTTTATGGCTC